GACGCCGTTGACGCGTTCAAAGCCGTCGGCCTGCTTGGAGCCGAACTTGGCTTCAGCCTTTGCCACCAGTTTCTCAGCGTCCTTCAACATCTGGTCAAGGTCAGGTGCGTGTTGTCCGGGGTTCACCTTCATCGGCTTCATTGGTCAATCCTCCTTCCTTCAACTTGGGCGGCGGTGTTTGCCATCGCGTGGATGTCGTCCCACGACATATCGTGCCATGCCTCGTTTGACTCAGGCATAGCCATGCCTGCATCGTCGATAGCAGCAGCAGCCTTGCTGATGACCGATTCTCGGTCACCGCGGAGCGGGTCGCCCCAAACGTCGTCGTTTGCGGGGGTGATAGCGCGCACAAAACCTGCACGCTTCAGGAGCATCTCGGGGGTGTCGAATGACTTGCGCATCGCAGTCAACTCAGCATCCATCGACTCCATCTTGCTGATGAGGGCCTTCATCAGAAGCATAGCGTCGGTGTCGTCAGCCAAGCCTCACACCTGTCCCTGCTTCTTGAAATGAGCACCAATGCGGTCAGGGCCGATGTAGCCCATTGGGCGCTCGCCCTTGGCGATGACGCCTTGCGTGCTGTTGAATTGCATGACCGGAACGCCACCGGCGAACATGTCGTTGGGTCCGACAGGTCGAGGTCCCTCGCTTTGGGACTTGTAGATAGCACCGACGTCGTCAGCGAGGAAATCGCTCGTTCGTTGGATGCTACGGAGGAATTGTTCGGCGGAGATGAGGTCGTTGTTCGCGAGTGCAACTTTGAACTCAGACATCGCACTTTCCAACTTGCGAACCATCGGGTCCATCTTGTTCAGCAGGTCGCTCATGTTGGTTCACCACGCAGAGGTCATGTTTAGTCCTGTCGCCCGTCAGAATCCGCTCTCTTTCTGTTTAGACGTGGGGTCCTTCGCTGCCTGAACGCTGTCGAGCGCTTGCTCAAGCGGTGTTTTCTCAGCCCCTCGTTGATTCTTCTTCGGCGATGGAGCGCCGGATTGATGAGTTTCAGAACTGATGGGGGCGGGGCCGCGGTCACGCTCCCCTTCACTTTCGCCCAATCCAATCGCTTTCTCCATCATCATGATTTGGCCTCCACCCGGAGGGGGCGCTCCACCGGGAGGCGAAGCCCCTGCCCCCGGCATCATAGCGCCCCCACCCATTTGTTGTGGAGGAATGCCGCCCCCCGGCGGCATGGGTGGAGCACCGCCCGGAGGCATACCGGGCGGCATACCGCCCGCGCCTCCGGCGCCTTGTTGCTGTTGTTGCATCGCCATCTCCTGTGGGTCCGGCTTCTTGTAGACGAAGCGGATGTCCCGCCCCGCGTCTTCGGTGAGTTCAGGTTGGAAGCCGAGCGCCTGCATACGTTGCGCGATGTTGACTTCCTGCTCGTCTCGGCGGAGACGAGTGATTTCGTCCTCTTCCTCGTTAGGGTAGAGGGTGAGCGACCAATCGCTGACGCCCATTTGGTCGAGCATGCGCGGGAACAATTCACGCGAGTAGAGTTTCTGCCCTGACTCGACAGCACGGTTGGTGACGAGAATCTGCATACCCTCGTTGTTCAAACCGCCAGACTTTCCGGCGTCCATCATGAAGACGTTAGACACACCGTAGAAAGCAGCGATGCGCATCCTAATTTCGTCACGGACCTGCGCATATTGCATCTCGTCGAGGCTGTCCATGAAGCGCACAAACTCAACCTTGCCGCGCCCCGAGGCAGACTCAACGCCAACCTTTGGAATGTAGTGGGGGTCACGCTCCATCTTCTCTTCAGCGCCCTTCCAAAAGGACGCGGTAGACTGAATGTTGTCTGTGGTGATGGCGAGAACGCCACGAGGGATGCGGCGCTTCTGATATGCGAGGTAGATGTAATTGTCCATCGCGGTCAACGATTGCGCCTGCCTCCACATACTCGCTACAGGTGAGCGACCGTAGAGTTTGGACGGGTTGAACTTCGACATGTGCAGCACTTCACCTTCAAGGTAATACTGCGTCTTCCCGCTGCCTGCGGTGTTGATGTAGTGCACGTCCTGCAGGGGCAAACTGCAAATTTCGCACTTGGAATAGTCGCCGTTGTGCGGGTAGGTTTTGTCGCGGTGAACAGGGCACAGCAAATAACGACCGCCGCGCTTCCCTGCTTTGTCGGCCACGATGCGCATGAAGGTGGGGTCGCCACGCACCAATTCCTTGATGCGGTAGAATTGAATTTCCCCGCTGTCGGGGTCGATGAAATACTCCTTGATGAGCAGCAGGAAGGCGTCGTCAACGATGTCGAGGTCCCACTCGACCTCCTTCATCACTTCCAAGAAGGATTGGTCCATGCTGTTGCGCTGCTTGAGCAGCCATCGAGGATACAGGATTTGGTCAGCGTCAGGTGACTCGAAGTCTTCGTTGCCGCAAATGCGGCACTCGGACACGGTGTCGTGCTGATATTCCTCCTCGCAGTTGGTGCACTTCTTGTGGAACTTCTTCTCCCAGTAGTAGCCGCGCCTGAAAATCTCTTGGCACAGCGTGTTGATGGTGGTGCGGAGGATGATGGACTCCTGCACGGTAGCGTAGAGGGCGGGGATGGAGACACCCTGAACGAGCACCGGCTCTTGGATACCCGTCTTCCAAAGCGGCATCTGTGGTTCAGGCGTCGTGCGACGGCTGAACGGACGCGTCAATGAAGACAGAAATCGCCCCACGATGCCTTGTTCCTCAGCCATCACATGTCCTCCACAAGTCGGTAGGCGTCGTCGACAAGACGAAGGGTTTCACCATCGCGACTGAACATCGCATGCACTTGCGCTTCTTGAAGGTTCCATTCCTTGAGGAGTTCTTCCTTCTTGTCGGGAACGTCCCGCCAGTTCAACCACTTGACCATCTTGTAGAGGTCATCGCGACGGGACTTCACGAGGTCGCTTTTGCGCCCTCGCAAGTCAAGAAGTTCCAAAATAGCGCCTGCTTGCCCCTTCTTCATTCGTAGATGAGGCATAACGCCCTTCATGAGTTTCCGCAGGTCGTCGGCACCGTAGAACTGCAACCTATGCTGAGTTCGCTTGCTGTTCTTGTGAATCTTCAAGTCGCTTTGCAGCACGCCGCATCCGAGAGATTTGTGCAACTGCTCACAATGCAACTTTCCGCGTTCACCGGTGGCGATGAATCCTGCGCGTGGCTCAAGCCGCTTCGTGATGGTGATGTATCCGTCAGCATCAAGGAAGCCTGCAGCGTAAGCCCATACGTCCTTGAAGATGATGTTGTCGTTGCGGATGATGCCCCAATTGCTACCCACTTTTTCGATGTCGTATTCGGTGCCGTGCATCTTGAGCAACGCGCTTAATCTCTGCGTCGAGAGATGCTTTGAGGAATCCATGCGTTGCAGGATTTCACTCGACGGTAGAGGCCCCCCGTCCTCCAAAATGTGCGTTGCGCGCGTCAGCCAATCCGCCTGAGCCTTGTTGATGCTATCGACAGAATGCAGCGCGCTCCTCCATTCCTTCTTAGCGGACTTACGGGTCTGTTGCGCGTCTATCCACAATTCTCTCTGCTCTTCATCGAAGTCGCCATCGAGAGCGAGCAACTTGGAAATGACGTCGTTGGCTCGTTCCCATTGGGTGCAGGCTCGACGAAGTGCAAACTCACGCACCTGCCCGTGCTTTCTGAGGGCTTGAAGGTCGCGGTCGGATAAACCGAAATTGCGAATGGTGTGTTCATGCTTTCCAATCCATTCGAGTGACGAAAGCGTCGCCGTCACCTCTTCGCGCTTCGCGATACGGATAGCATCAATGGCGTGGTCGATGGCTTCCTTCATGTCCTTATGGTCACGGCGAGCCATCCTGAGGTCTTTGACCAACTCTTCAGCCCCTCGGCCAAACATGGAATGAAACCATCCGCCGTCAGGCATAGAGCGCTTGAGTTGCTGTGCGACTTGTTGAGCCATCTCACGCTTCTTTTTCTCCTCCTCTATTTCGTTGGGGCGAGGTGGAGTTGGGTTTGCGTTCGCAGTCCCCTCCCCTCCTTGGGCGGGCTGAGGGGCGTCACCGAATGTGGCCCCGCGGATGCTTGTCTTGAACAAGAAGTCCAAGTCGGACACGTCAATCATGCTCTCCCCCCATCGGTAGAGGTGAGCCATGCTCGACCCAACATTGGTCGCAGAACGAGAACGGTGCTTGCTTGCGACCGAAAAACTCGGGGTCGAAGCAACAGGACAACCAACGCCATCCCATCGCTGAGCCACCCACCATCAGCAATTCCACCTACGAAGTGCAGCACCCTTTGGGGTAAGTTTGCCCTTCTTGCTTGTTGGACCCTTGACTCCGCTCATGCGCGCGCAGAAGGACTTTCTCCGCTTGGCCTTCTTGGAGCCTGCCTTGAGTTTGCTTGGTTTGGTGGTCACAGGGGGTTTGAGGTTCGCTCCCTCCTTGCGCTTCGCCGCAGCGCGTCCCTTTGCGTTTAGTCCCCCCTTGCGGTGATGCTTGTTCGGGTTATAGCCGTGGAACGGCTTGGATTTCTTTTTCGCTTTCAGCACAGAAGTCGCGATGTCGAACGGCGAGCAGCACGAACAGAATGCAACTTCTTTCGCAATCTCGTCGTCCGACATGGTCGCCAATTCTTCAGCCGTGATTGGCTCGTCGTGGTAGATGTATTCGTAGTCCGTCATCTCATGCCCCCTTCAGAACAAGCCACCATTCATCGCTCTTCACAATGGTGGGCTTACCGCCCACTCCTTGTTTCTTCGCCCTCTTGCGCTTGGTGGCTGCGCGCTTCTGCCCCTCACTCATGGAGCCTGAGGTCTTGGGCGTCTTGCTGCTGACCTTGACGGACGGGCGACACTTCGGATAGCCCTTGCTGCCCTTCTTGGCCTTTGAACGTCCACAGGGCGGGTGCTTCCCGTCTTTGTCCTTTCTCGACACATCGACCCACTTCTCCTTGAACCAACGATTGAGATTCTTTTCGACCATGCGCTCACTTCCCGGCCCATGCGTCACATGTGTGGTCTGCGCGGCAGTTGAAATCATACCACTTGCAGTAGCCCGTTTCAGGGTCTTCTGTGGCCTCGTCGTCCCACGCTTTGCAGTTGCCGCAGCGCTTTGGACCTGTGGCTTTGCGATAGTTCGGCGCGTCCTTCTTGGCTTTCAAGAAGTCCCACGCGAGGTCGAGGTCAATCACTTCTTCTTCCCTCCCTTCTTCTTGCCGCGGAACTTGCCCCGGCAATACTGAACAGCCCAACCGTTGGCGTAGGCTGACGGGTAGACCTTGAATTTCCGCTTCGCAGCGGCCTTCCCTGCCGGACACAACTTCTTCTCAAGGTAATCGAATGCTTCGTCGGTGCCGGTGCAGAACTCACAACAGTCGCTCATATCAAAACCCCCAATGGTCAAACGGATACGTCAATCCAACAACCCCGCCATAATTTCGTCCAAGTCGACGATGCGCTCTCGGAACTCGGTCGTGGCCCAATGAGCCAAAGCAAGGGCGATGGCGAAGTCATCATGTCGCCCGATGCTGTCGAGTCGTCCCTTCTTGCTCATACCGAACATCAGCAACTCACGCTCAAGTTCAGCCACCAAGGTTCGGGAGCGCTCGTCGCCCCAAGGCAAACGAATCTGCTCCTTCTCAAAGCGCAACACCAAACCCATGAGCAGCGACTCACGACGTTGGCGGGTTGAAATGAAGGTCTTGATGGGCAAGTCTGTATCGGCGCGCAACTCTGTCGCGAACACGCGCTGAAAGTTGTTGGCCTCCAACTCGATAACGTCCGGCGAGAATTTGGCGTTGAGACGCTGAATCTCCATGATTTGAGTGCGGAAGTCCATGTTCTTCCTGCGTAGCGCGTGCACGAGTTCCAGTAACTCAGGATTGGTCGAAGGGCGCCGGAGGACCACCATGACGGTGTAGTCGGCAGAACGGTCGGAAGAGATAGCGGGGTCCCACCCGATGAAATACTGGTCGTCAGGGTCACCCACCTCCCGCTCAATCAACGTCAGCGTCGAATCTTTGGACGCCTGCAGGATGGTTGAGGGGAACAGACTGCTCACGTCGTCCATCGGTTCACACAGGTATTCGCGCGCAAAGGCAACCGCAGGCATGTCTGCTCGCCGAGCGTCGAGGGATTCCAAATCCCATCGCTCAGGCCAGAGAGCGGTCCCCGACGAGTCGATAGCAGGGTAGGTTTCGACAAGGTAGCCTTCACGACTCTCCAACTCGGTGTAGAGGTCAGTCGGCGTGAAGGGGGTGCCGACAATCATCAGTTTCGACGTGTGGTGCAACGTCGGCACAAGCACTTCGTAGAACCAAGAAGCAACACGCGCGAGTTCTGTATCCGTGGTCCCCCACAGAATGTCGTCGCATAGAATGAGGTCAGGGTGGATACCACGAATGGCGCCACCCACGGACTTCGCGCTGATGTTGGAACCGTTGCTGAACCCGAAGAAGGTCTTGGACCACGAGTCCGCCTTCTTCATTTTGGCGAGGAAAGGCACGCTGTCGATGAGGTCGTTGAGGGTGCGCATGTGGTGCACCGACTGATGCAGACTGTGACTGATGAGCACCGCCTTTGATTTCGGAGTGAACGCCGTCTTCCAAAGCATGTAGCCGAGGAAAAGCGTTGACTTACCGTGGTCACGCGCGGCTTTGACGCAGTAGCGCTTGTGAGTCTCCAAATTGTCGAACCACTTGCCGTGATGCGTTGAGAGTTGGAACCCGAGAATCTCCTCAAAGAAGAACTTGAAGTCGCGCTTCGCTACTTCAAAGTCAATCTCCTCAAGGGCCTCAAGGGACAGTTCTTGCACACCATCACCTGATGTCCAAGTTCTTCAGAAGCGAGTCCCACGACGTGGTGTGATTGTCTTGGCTGAATTGCACGAGGTCTTCCGCGGAAGTCTCCTCCAAGTTCAAGTCGCTGAAGTCCTCAGCGGCGTTCGGGTCGTCCTCCATCGCTACCTGAACCATCTCCTGCGCTTCGGGGTTGCCCGAATCAGCCTGCTGCTTCACGTTTTGTGCCTGAGCAGGGGTAAGACCGTATTTCTGAGCGAGCGCTTCGACGAGATTCGAGCGTAGACCTCTTTTGCCCATCATTTGGCTCAACCTGTCGTATGTTCGGTCCTTCTCGGGGAGGTTGCGGAAGTCTCCCTCAAGCCCGCGAGCCTTCTTCCGCGACGTGCCCGGTTGGTAGATGTCGTCCGAAAGGAACGGTTCCTCAGGCTCAGCAGCAATCGGCTGCGGACTAACCATCGGTGGCGTCTCAGTTTCAGGCCCGCCCAAATCCAAGTCGCTGAAGTCTTCAAAGTCGTTCGGGCCATCAGGCGCGTCGTCACCCCTCACGGCCTCCTCGGCTTGTGGGTTTTGGTTCAGATTCTGCTCGACCTCAGCGGTCGTTTCGTCTCCCTCACGGAAAGCGCGCGCTTCTTCTGCAGGGGTGGCTTTGCGCTTACGACGGTCGTCACCCATGCGACCCATAGTGCTGAAAATATCGCGGACTCCAACCCTGTTCTCCCTGAGTCGGTCGTTGAGGTCAGTCAGTTCACCCTGCTGTGCTTCCGCTCGCTGAGCGAGCGGACTTCGGTCGTATGCGTCCATCCGTTGGTCGAAGGCCGCTCCTTTACCCCCCGTTTCTCGGTTGATGGAGTCAATACTCCGCTTACGCCTCGATTCATCAGCCTCGATTTGGGCACGGCGACCCTCGTCTTCCCTGTTCTGCATCGCTTTTCCACCGACTTCCTTGATTGCACCGGGCAACTCGCGGAGGTTCGCCACAGTTCGTCCTGCGCCGCTCATGAAGTTCTTCATGCGCTGTCCTGCACCGGATTGCATCATGCGCTGACCGGCATTCATGCCCGCCCCCATGAAGCCGCGCGCTTTTTCAGCCGCGCTGCGACCAAACGCGGCCACGTTGCGTCCTGCTGCGCGTCCTGCTGCCCCCGCCGCTCGTCCGTATAGACCGGCTTGGGCGAGGTCACCGAAGGCGGGTGATTGACCCTCGGCTGCATCGGCATCTCGGACTCGCTGTCCGGCGGCGGCAGCGTTGAGCGCGCGGTTTGTGCCCCTGACGTCTCCCGCTCTCACAGACTGACCCCTCACCGCAGCGGTGTTCCCAACCGCAACGGCGGGGTTCATATCGGCAGGCATGACGTTAGGATTGAACGCCGCCTGTTTCCTGATGATGTCGGGGTGCGAGTTCTCGCGCTCAGCCACGGCTTTGATGAGCGGCTCGTAGGAAGAATCGTTGACGTCGAACATGACGTAATTGACGTCGCCCATGTCGCCACCCTTGGCAAAAATGAACTCCATTGTGCCGAGGTCGGCACCATGCTTCATCATCGACGTTCCCCATTCAATCTCCCAATTATCCATGTAGAGCACCTCCGCAAGACGTCTTGACGTCTGCGACCACGTCGCGTGTGGTCTTAAATTGCTTGGCGATGATTCCCCAATCCCCAAGCGACATCGCAATTGCGCGCACATCTGTGCTCGTTAGTCCAACGCGGTTCCCGAGACGGTGCATATCGTGCGAATCCATCGGGTCGTATTTGCGAAGAATAGCCCCACCTGCATCGTGCAACTGCACACGCTCCATGATGGTAGCAATAACACCCATCGGGTCGTCGTCAGACAATTGGAAGCGTGACGGGTCCTGAGGGGGGAGTTGGAACACAGACGGGTCCTGAGGGGGGAGTCCGAAAGGTGAGTCAGGAGGAGGCACAGGCTGTGCAGTTTCCATCGAAAGTGGAGGTTGAGTTGTGCCTTCGGGAGTGGTGGTGAGAGGCTCTTCGGGTGGGCGCACGGGGTCAACAGGCGCCACTCCCCCTGCGTCACCACCGCTCAGATGTGCAGGGAAACTGTCGTAAGCGTGGTCAAGACTTTCGTTGAAACGAGAGCGCATTTGATGTGTCTCGAAGGCGCGTCCCAAAGATTCCATCGTCAAAGGCTTAGCACCCTGAGCCACGGCATATTGTCGCCACCGTTCCATCATTTGTGGCGAAGCGGATTGACGCTGAGACAGCGTGCGGGGGTCAATGCCCAGTTCCTCAGCCGTCTTCAGCATCGCAAGCACTTCGACAGCGGCTTTGTTCCGCCCTCGGGTCTTGCCCTCCTGCAGCATTGGTGTTGCCGCTGTGAGGTTTCTTGTGTAAATGGATTTGATTTCCTCGTCCTCGTCGATGTTGAGTTGTTCGCGCATGTTGCGCATGATTTTTCTCACCGATGTGTCCGCACCGTCTGAGCCACGACCGTGAACGAGTTGATTCACAGGCGCGCGCGACATCTGTTCGGCTTGCGCGGCGCTGATGCCCGCCCCCATGAGTTCATTCTCAACGAGTCGCGCTCGCCGACCACCCTGTGTGCCGGGGACGAAGAAGTCATTTGGCAGAAGGGCGACGAGGTCGAGGCTTCCAATTTCGCCAAAGGTTGCTTGCTCGTTGGCCTTTTCACGGTAGTGAGAAGGGAAGACGGTGTTCTCCTTGGACGTCGGGTCACGCTCGTTGGAAGAATAGCGACGCGTCACGCCTTCGGTGATTTGCTGAGGTTCAATGACGTTCTGCTTGGCCCCGATGCTTGTTTCAATCCCGAGGCGTTGTGCTTCGTCCTTGAGTTCGCTCGCGATGTGCAAAGCGTGTGACTCAAGATGAATGCCGAGCGTCGGGTGAGCCTTGTTGTTGTGGTGCAAATTGATGAGACGCCCATCCTCCGTGCGCGTCTGACGCTGCGCGGTGGGGACACGGCGGGACTGGTGAGCGCCGTAGTGGTTGGCTCGGTATTCACGATGCAGTTGCCCGCTTTCGTCGAACGGCAGAGGGAGTCTGTGAAAATCATCGCCTGATTCGCGCTTGATTTTGTTAAAGCGCGCCGTTGCGCGGTTCATGATGCTCTTCGCGATGCTCAAAGCGGCATGTTCAGATTGCGGCTTGCGTCTTTGACCACCCTCCGCCGTGTATCCCTGCTCCATGATTTCGCGCGCCATAATCATCGCTGCCTTTTCCATCGGAAACTGCAACTGATGCGCGCCCAACTCAGGGAAGACTTTGCCTGTGAGCGAGTTGATGTAGAAATGGGAGATGTCTTCGTGCTCCGAATCTTCAGGTGGGAAGGTCATAGCGTGCATCACGCCATCAGCGTCGCGGTAGTAGACACCCTTCCCTTTGAGGATTTGAGTCATCCAAGCCCTCCGCGTCGAACGATTTCATAGGCGTGTGCGCCCCACAGCGTGGGGTCGTCCTCAGGGTCTGTTTCGGTAGGTCCGGTCGGGGCCGAAGTTTGTCGAGGGTGACCGCCGGGAGAGTTCTTGGTGGGTGGGTCATCCCTGCTTGAGTCAGCCTTTCGCATCGCGCGTTGCATGAGGAAGTTGAGTTGCTCGATGAGGCGGCGGTATTCGATTTTGTCGCGCGCGCTCATACCTGTGCCGACCTTGAGGGTGACCTTGGGCATCTTCGCTTTCGCCAACGCCGCCGCACCTGTCCCTCCCATCGCCATCGCCGAAGCACGACCCGCTCCACCGAGTGCTGTTTCCTCAGTCATTTCGGCACCCATCGGAGTTGGCGCGGTGCGTGGTTGACGAAGCGCCTTCTTGTGAGGCTTGGATTTTGAATGCCCTCTCGGTGGTTTGGACAGGCGAGCCTGAGGCGTCACCGTTGGGGTCGGAGGGGTGAGGTCTTGCGTAGGCTGAAGTTGACGCAGTTCCTGCCGCATCGCTTCCGCTTCACGTTGCCGAGGGTCAGGGTATGCCTGCTTCGCTCGGGAGCGACCGGTGGACATCGTCACGACGCGCGGGGCTGTGCGCTGCCCGTAGGTGTATCCGGGGGACATGTAGTAGGAAGCGCGAGCGCGGGACAGCGCCGTCATCGAACCGGGTTGGCGCACGTTCCCTGCCTTCAGCGGCACACCGCTGCCTTTGCGACGGCGCTTTCGCTTTATCGACTCGGTAGTCACCGTCTTGGAACGACGCTTCTTCTTTCCACGGCGCGCTCGGTCGCGCGCTCGCACAGTTTCGATGGTTGTCGTTTTCTGAGGCTTCTCGTCGTCAAACTTCGGCCCATCTTTCTTCTTGCGAATGACTTCGATGACGTCATCGAACTCGTCGTCGGAGAGCATGATGTTGTTTCCAAGCCCACCGCTGCGAGGGTTTGCTCCGTCGATGGCTTCGCTCTGTCCAACTTGACCGGTCATCTGGGCAAGTTCGGCCTGTTGTTTCTTCTGACTGTCCTCTTCGTCCTCGGGGTTTTTCTGAGGCACGCTGACTTTCATGTGCTGCAAGCCCTGCATCATGCGCGCTCGTTTGTCTTGCTTCTCGCGCTTCTTCGCGTCATGGAGCGCTCGCTCCTCGGAATCCTCACGACCGACGGAGGAGTCGTCCTGCAACTCCTCCGCGCTTTGGCGGGGGTTGAACCGCATACCTGCGGTGCTTCCTTCAGGCCCACCGACCATGCTCACTCGCCTCCCATCAATTTCGCGCGAAGACGTGTCCACACTTCAGGGCTTTCCTTCGCCAACTCGACCTTCAGGATGTTGATGGTCTGAGCGTTGAGGTTCTCCGTGACGTTCCCTGCCGCGCGGTCCTGAATGCGCAGCATGTCTTTGACCGTTTCGCGCACTTCTTTGTGCAGCGACACGATGTTGCGAACGTATTGTGGGTCGTTGCGGTCAGCGTCGTCAAGAAAGTGACCCAACTCACCGTTGAGCCGGGACAGATTGTGCCGCAGCGAGTCCATCTCCTGTCCCGCCTCGACCACGATGAGGTCAGCGGCGCCCTTCTGAACGATGGGTTTGAGGTGGTTCTTCAGGTGATGATACACGCTCGTTTCGGGCATACCGAGGTCGAGAGCAATCTCTTCGGTGCTCATTGAACCGTTGAAGTAGGCCATCTCAAGCCCTTCGCGCTTGACGGAAGTGCAAAGCGCGCATTCGCTATTGCTCCCCATGTGGTAGTCACCCATGTGGTTGCGGAAGTGTCGGTCAGCGGTGCCTTCTCGCCACCCGAGTTCGCGGTCAAGGTCTTTCGCGGTGACCAATCCGAGCCTCATTTGCTCTTCCAGACTGTCCCTATCGGGATGTTGGCAGAACTTGCAGGAAGCACGCGTGACGCGGTCCCCCATAGGAACGTCTATGCGGCCCCCGTTTGAAACTCTTTTCCATGCGGAAACGTCTTGAGCGCGCACCTAAGGTTGCAGGAATCCCTCTCACGAAAGAAACAGCAGAATCCCTAACACGCGCGACTCGGGACTTTCTCGGTAACAACCGCGTCGGACTCGGTGAGCGAGAACGCCGCTACGGCATCTGCTTGATTTGCCCCGAAAGGAGAGGCGCGCGTTGCTCAAAATGCGGTTGCTTCGTCAAGACCAAGACCATCTTCGCCAACAGCGAATGCCCGCTCGGTAAGTGGGACCTACCCTTGAAGCGAAAGACGGCGGTAGACGATGCCGGAAACGCTGAAAGTGATGAAGAGCGCCCCGATGAGCCACGATAATTCGGTGCTCGACATCTTGGGACCTGAGAAAATCAGGATGAGAAAGCAACCGAGCGAAAGACTCAGCACCTGCACCATAATCATGTCCACGACCACCGACTTTCGCAAGTTGGTCATGTCGCTAACCGCTCCGTAAAGTGACGTCATGTCCATTTCAGCGACCCCCTGTAGCCAAACCGCGCAAGAAGGAACCGCCCGCTTGCCCTGCTACCTGAAGCATGCCGGGGTCGGCCATCGCTGCATCCAACATGCCTTGAATGGCGCCTTGGTTGGCGATAGCAACCATTTGCTGCACCTGCATCTGTTGCTGCTGAACGGTGTTGCTTGAAGCATTCAAAATCTGTGTTTGTGCCATCGAAACGGTGTCGGGCGTCGGTAGACCCGCCATAGCGCTGAAATCGAACCGATAGCCGCTATCTGACTCCTTCAAAACCGCTTGAGACAACATTTGGTGCACAGACACCGTCACGATGCTGCTGAGCAACGAGATGAGCGTCTGTAGGTTCTCGGGGGCCGAAAGCCACCGCTCAATAGCCGGATTTGTCGAAATAAGGGTCGAAATGATGTCCATCTCAGTTGGAGGGGGCGGAGGAGCGTAGGGGTTCTGATACCCGCCTCCGTAGGCAGCGGCTGCTCCATACGCGCCCTGCGCGGGCATTTGTTGTTGTCCATTCGGCATACCGAGCGGCAAAGCGCCCGTATTTTGCTGCGGTTGGCTGTTCTTGTTCCACCACGTCATAGTATCCCCTCACGCGCTCCCCTGATTTTGCTCTTGCGGCAGCGGAAGCGGCTGTTGCGCGTTCTGCTGCATTTGGTGCATCGCCAGAGCGTCGAAAAGCAAGCGAGTGTTGTTCCCGGCTTGGAATTGACGCATATCAAAGACAACCATCACCAAATCGTTCATCCCAGTTGCGCTATTGGTCAGATGCGTCACCGGAATGTTGTCTTGCTTGAGCATTTGGAAGAATCCCTCGTAGCGCGCCAATGTAGGAGGCGTGTTGTCCTTCTTCTTGATGGCCGCGACCGGCACGGCGACTGTCGAGACGCCTTTTCGCAACTTTGCCTTCAGGGTGCCGCTGCTCGCCTCTTGTTCTGCCTCCTCTTCCTTCTCCCACTTGGTCAAGAGGTGATAGAGGTGCAAATGTTCTGGGCAGTATGTGCCGCGCATCTTTTTCCCACTCGTCACCTTCTCTCGCGCGATGAAAGCCTCGGTTTCACCCGTCACCGGGTTGAGGAAGTAGAGTTCCCACAGGCTTTTGCCGGTATCCTCGTCGATGATTTGGTCGTAGACGTTCCCGGCCATCCTGAGGAGGTGCTCGATGTCGGCACCGTCGATAACACACCGCATGGTGTTGGTGTTGTAGCGATAACGACCTCCCCACAGCCTTTTCAGCGAGAAAAACGACCTTTTCGTCGGCGTGAGAAGTTTATACGCCTGCCGAATGTCCTGTTTGCGCGCTTTTCTCGGGTTTGGGTGCTTCGATGGGTAGAAGTTGACCTGCGGAACCTCGATATGGGTGCTCAATTCGCTCATCTTTTCTTGCGCAACAGCCTGCTGTTGCATCTGTGCAAGGCTCATTTGCGTCTGCGCAGCGAGCCTCAGGAGGTCATTTTGGGGTGTTTTTCCAAGCATTTTTCACCAACTCAGCATGTTTATGAGCGATTTTTCCACATTCCAGCCGATTTTTGTCGCCATCATGGACGTTCGGCACGGGATTCCGGCTTTTTGGAGCCTTCTCATGGCCGGACGGTGCGAATCGAAGATTTTGTGCTCCCGTAGGCGGTTGGATTGCCACAAAATGTTCGCATTGTCGTCCCACCACTCGTCTGCTTTGTTCGCAATAAGCCAAATCTGCTTCGGAGCATAGCGTCGACCGCGCAAACGGGCCAAAGGAGAGCGATATTTCCACCTTTTTTCGATGAGAGCGTCTACGAGGAACTCAAAACCACCAACCGCGTCGATAACCTCGGCCCCCGTGCCCTTCAGAACACGCGTATCGGTCATGAAGATGACGATTTCGACGCTTCGGTCCACCATATCGGCAATCCACAGGTTCCAAAAGCGCTGCTGACCGCCAACATCGGCGGAATGGACGACGCGCTTCTCTCCTTGCCAACGAATCCGCTTCCTCGTCGCCTTCGGAAGCACATATCCGCCCCCCATCAGGCGTTTTGGGTGCATTGTTCGCTCCTCGATGTCGTCCATTTCGCCCGGAGTGCGCATAAACTCGTCCAATGTCGTCTTACCGACGCGCGTAGGGCCATAAACTCCGATACGACGGGGCTTGAGGAAGTGGTAGAGTTCGCGCCCGTAGACCACAGCGCCCATGAGCGCGCTTCCTGCAAGCGGTGCGACCATGTTTAGCCCACCCAACTGCGGATTTTCATGTAGAACCACTCAACGGTGTTCTCCCACACGCTAAATTCGGTGCTTGCCTCGAAAAACGAGACGCTGAGAGCCGTTGCTGTGCCCACAATGATGGACAAAAGCACCGCGCGCCCCCGCTCGTAGTAGGTGTCGAGCATGTTTTGCGTGTGCAAAGCGCGCAACGTCGCCTCCGTGGCGTCGTCACCGGGCGTTTTGAACAACCATCCCACGCGTTTCACTCCTTCTTGGCGAAGGTGCCGTCAGAGTTGCGCTTCTTCTGCGCACCTGAGCCGAGATTCATCGGCTCCTTCTTGCTCGCTTTATGTTGCGGCACCTCGGAAGGGTCGTTCATGAGCGCAAGGTATTGCTGAACCTCGGGGTCTTCCTCCAACTGCTCCAATTGTTTGGCGAATGCAGCCTCTTGCTTGCGGATTTCAATCTCCATCTGCTTCTGTGCGAACTTCATCTGCTGCGCTTGCATGGTTTTCGTCATGCTACGCTGCATGTTGGACACGACAGCGCGTTGGTCCATGCCATCTTGAGCGAGCATCTTGTAGATGAAGTAGGCCATGCCCTGCAGCGTGAACGCACCCATCGTGTAGGTTACGGCATTCGTGTAGGTTTCTGTGGACGTCAACCACAACCCTGCGTCGAAGACAGCAATCGCGCACCCGACGAGGATGCTGACGAACGAAATGAGGCCAAGGATGCGTAATTCATCGGTGTTTGAGGGCGATTGGGCCGGTTGCATAGGCAACTCCTCCTGCTCGCTCGGTGATGCTCGCTCGACTTAACGCTTCGGGCGTTTAATTCACCCCTTTATCGAGATTCTTAATTTCTTATGATAAGAATATGGTATATTATTTCTTATCAGAAAGAAGTGAGATTCTCAAGAATCAGGCTTCTGCATGAAGCGGAAGTCTGGCATGTTGACCTCCGACGGGCTTTGCACCGGCTGCACATTCGCAGGAGCGGGTGGCGGGGTGACCACACGAACGGGGTCCCGCCGTGCGAACGGCATCACCTTCTGAGGAATATCGTCACGAGCGACACGAACCATCCGAGCCTCGGGGGTAGGTCGAACCTCACCCGTCACCGGGTCATGCGACATGGGTCTTGGGACACGATACATGTCCGACTCGATTTGAGATTCGCCCATACTCGCCTCCAATTCACGCTGACGCCGCGCGTTCGCTGAGTGCACCGCGTCAAAAGTTTGGAGGTCATCGAAAGAGGGACCGCCATGCCGCGCAGCGATGCTATGCCCTTGATGCCCGGCACCCCGAATCTGCATTATTGCATCCGTCAACTCCCCCACGGCCTTGATGCGGCGGGGGTCATCTTCAGGAAGCGCGCGCAGTTCTGAGGCGTCGCCAAATCCAGACTCAGCAAGGACGTGGGCCATCACGTTTTCGTGATACGCGGTGGGGTAGTGCGTAGCCATAGCACGCGGCATGATGGTATTGTGAACAACATTCTCCGCATCCTGCGCGCGCATACCGCTTTCCTGCTTGGTTTTGTCCACACGTCCAAGCAAGTTGTCCACGGGCGCAGGAGCGTCTGTGTTTTCGGCGTTTTCCATCGCCTTCTTCTTGAAATCCCTCGGGTCCCACCTCCACGGCTCAATCCCGTCTACTTCGCGCGCTGCGAGAGGGAGGGAGTAGGTCTTTCCGACACCTGACTTGAAGTTGAAGGTCTTGTCTGCAAACTTCTGATAGTCCTCATACGCACCTCCTGTGAGGTTTGTGGTCGCTACGTCGCGCAACTCTTTGAGCATCTCGGGGTTGTTCATCCGCCACTCGGAGAACCCGCTTCGGTTTTCGATGAGGTCTTCCCCACCGGACCTTTTCAAGCGCGTGTAGAAATCGGGGTCCACGAGTTCAAGGTTCATGCCGTTCTGAATACGGTCGAAGAACTCGTCAATCATCCGGTATTGCATCACTTGCTTCATTTGGTCTTTGAGCGCCCCATTGACCTTGTCGGCATACACACCGTCGAGGCCTTTCAGCCTCTCCTGACCAGTCGCGTCTTCCACCATTTCGTGCATGTAATTGTTGAGGTGGGCTTTGGTGTAGCGGGACAACGCCGCGCCACTCCAAACATTCCCCGTCACCGCCTTCGTTGCTTCGTTGAAGCGCTCCACACCCTTCTTGCCTGCGTAGGTTTTGATGAGTTCAAGGTCTTCAGGGTTGAACATGGAAGTCGTATTGCGCACCAAAGCAGCAGCAGGGGCCTTCTTGCCCAACTTGTCCGTAGGCTTCCTCAGGAACTCCTTCAGTTCATCGGCTTCTTCATCATCCCAATCAGCACCGGAGTAGTAGGCGCTGAGTGCTCTACGCTCGTCTTTACCGTCCGCAAAGTCGCGCAATTCGTCTTGAGTGAAGTGCATTTCGCCTCGCTTATCACCCGGTGCAAAAACATCATGACGCCGCTCTCGCTCGGTCAGGAAGCGTCCATTGACGTAGTCGACGCGCGGTGCGCCCGGAGCCGCGAGCATGTGCAATTCGTGCATCTTCTCAGCGAGTTCGTGCTCAGGGTTGCCGTGCAACTCAAGAAGCGCTGGGTCGTCGAGAATCTCGTTCATCAAGTAGAATCCCTTGCTGTTACCCTTCCTTGCTGCCATTGAAGCCCAATGATTCACTTTCGCAGCGATGTGTTGGCGGTGATAACCGTCTTCCAAGGTGTTGCGGCGGAAACGAGTCAACGCGTCAAAACGCGGGGAGATGCTTTCAATCTCATCTCTGACGTCGTCATCGCTTGGCTCATCAGGGCCTTCCATCGACTGCTCCTTGATGCGTTCCATTTCGAGTCTCAACCCGGCACGTCGTTCCTCATCTTCGAGTTGCTCAGGCGTTTTTGTTTCACGGCGGAATCGCTCGCGCTCCTCTCCTCGTCGGCGCGCTCTTTCCTCTTCAATGTCCTCAAAACTGGCGTCAATGCGGTCAAAGAACTTGTTGCGCATACCTTCAGCGCGTTCGCGGGAAGTCAGCGACATTTGTCGGCGGTCTTCACGTTGGCGCGCAATTTCCTTTTCCGTGCCGAAGGGGTCAGCCTGTCCACTCTCAACCATGTCGCGATGCACTTGCATCGAAAGGAAGCCATTCGCGTCCAATAAGGGTGCAAACAAGTCTCGGATACCCGCATCTTCAGGCAGTTGTTGAAGACGGATGGGGACGCGACCCATGATGGGGTGTTCTGACTTACCTGAGTAGCCCGGATACCCGTGAAGCAGCGCTTCGACTTGCTCATCGTCTTCCGGGTCAATCTCTCCCGCGCCGTGACAATGCGGACAGATGCCGCTCGCGCAGCGTTGGTGAGGTGTATCAGGGTGCTGCTCATCACAGGCGGGACAAGCATACAGCGAGAACTCGTGAGGGGCGAGGTGCTCGCTTGCTCCATGCTCGTCGTAGGACTTATCGGCGGGGCGAGCGACCTTTGCGATGGCGCCCTTGAGGTCGGAGTGGTCGCTCGACAAGTGACGCAAGTCCTCGTCGTGGTGCTTCATGAACTGAATGAGCCGGTCTTTGCTCACCATGCCTGAAGCGCCACAGAATCCGCAACCCGACGGAGCCTCGTTGGCCCATCCTGACTTACCAAACTCCTTCTTCTCGCCGCTGTCGACAGCAGCGATTTGGTCCTCGCTGTAATGCGAGTTGTGTTGCAGTCTGCGAACTTCTCGCTCACTCATCGACTCACCAACCGCCGGTTTTTCGGGCGTCGCGTCGATGTGATGACTGGTCATGCCCATCAAGTTCTCCAAGTCCCGCTCAGTCAAGACAGGCGTATCTTGCGCGTCCATGAAGACTTCTTCCTCTTCTTCCGTCGGCTCTCGACCTTGCAGTTGTCGAACCTGAGCGCGGAACTGCTCCAAGTTGTCGGCGACATAGGGCAAGCGGTTGTTCATGTCCCATCGGATGGCTGTCCCGACCCCTTCTCCGAGTTGCCCCTTGAGGTATTTGTCGGGTTCGTAGTTTCTGATAGGTCGCTTGTCGAGGCGTCCACCCTCTGCCATACCTGCCTGATAAATGATAGATTGCGGTCGCCCGTCTTCGTCAACGTAACTTTGGTTGCGCACTTCCACGAGCGCGCGCATCAATTCTCTTCGGTCTTCGACACCGATGAGTGGCGCGAGCAGGTGACCTGCGTTGAGAATCGCCCCCAACGCCTTCCCTCGCTCTCTCTGCTGACGAATAGGGTTGTTGACGAATTGGCGCGCCTTCTTGTCCGTATCCCTTTGCCGCCTGTCCAAACGAGCAAAGAAGCCCTTGACTTGCTCCGGCTTCATCTGCCCGCTGAATGCGTCCTTAACACCGGAAGCCATTGAGCCGAACCTCGTCTTCGCCAACGGAGTCAGACCCATGACGCGAACCGGCGAGCCTTCTACGACGTCTTGCTCAAGAGGACGGTCGAGTTCAAGGACGTGGGTGTTGCGCCCCCCTGAGCGCACAGCCCTGATGATGCGGTCTTCGTCGCCGATTTTGATGGTCTTGCCCGTTGAACCGGGCTTGATGCCGAGCATCTGATACAGGTGGGAAGGGATGGTGATTTTACGCGCACCCTTGTTTGCGCCCATTGGGAGGTCAAACCTCCCCTTGGACAATCCCCCGAGAAGGTTGTTGATTTTCTCCGCTGTCTCTTGCTCATACCTTTTGGCGAGTTGGACGGCTGCTGCATTCTCGCGCGGCGGGATGTATTGGTCGTCGCCCTCATCGTCTTCGTAGAACTCACCACCATACTCGGCGTGCAAGTCAACCATCTTTTGACGATGCTCGTCGCGGATAGGGCGCAAGGTCATCATCATACCCTTGAGTTGACGAGAAGCCACTTCGGCCTCATTCCGACCTTCGGTGTTCTTCAGAATGCTCTCAACGAGCCTTGCGCGTCCACCGAAGGACTTCATGGCGCCCTTGAGTTGAGCCTTGGACATCTTCTTCCCATCGGGAAGCAATTCACCGCTCGCCAACTGCCTGATGACGTCAACGCCTTGGTCGAGTCCGCCGACTTGCTGTTGAATCAGATGGCGAAGGCGCGTCTGCTCGCGCATGTGCTCTCCCATGAACTTGTCCGGGTATGCAAGGCCGAGGGCGACACGCTGCGCCGGACTCAGGCGAGCAGCACCGGTCGGAATGCGATTATCGGTCTTTGTCTTCAGACCGAAGACTTTCGCCACCGCCTGAGCCTTATCGTGCGTGCCCTCCAACAAGGCCTTCACGATGTTTTTCTGGACAATGCCCCGAACGTAGGAGTCCCCGTAGTTTCTGCTCAACGTATCGAAACGGTCACTCTCATCCCTTCCGAAAACGAATTTGTTGATTTCGGCAAGCGACACCTCGCCTTCTTTCTCGGATGTGATGGGGATGCTTTGTTGTCTACCATCGACCGAGCGATAGGACAACTGCGGAACCGACATTGGGAGGTAGACGAAGGGCGTCTTGTGGCTATCTGCGTGAGAGTTGATGATGGCCGATTCGCTGTCGAAGTTGCCAAAATGCCGAGGGTGGCAGGCTTCGCAAGTGCCTCCGGCGTCTTCTCTCAACTGGTCGCTTTGGTTGAACTCATTGTCGAGGATTGAACCATAGAAGCGATGTTCCTTCCCGTCGGTGTATCGCTTCAGACTGTCTTGTTGATGGTCGACGTCCTGCAGGCGTTGCTTCAGACGAGCGTTATGCTCCTTCTGACGGAAGAAGTGCTTGAGCAGCGCGCGCGTATCTCCAAGACGCAATCCTTGGTTCGGGTCAGCGGACAGTTCCGTCGGTGAGGCGAGAGCGTTGAGGAGCATTTTGAGCGCAGCGTTGTGCCCTTCCAACCCCTCCTTGTCCGTCATCGACATCGCCGCTTCTGCGAAGTCAGCGGGCTTCACTCCAACTTGCTCAGCCACTTTCTGCAAGTCAGCGAGGTCGCTTTGCATACGCATCATTTCTTCTTTCTTGATACCGCTGCTCTCGATGATTCGGAGGTAGCGTTGGCCGTTCTTCGTCTTGCGCGCAACAGCCTTTTCTCGGTCATCGCTGCCGAGGATGTCGAGGATGCCCTTGACGTCATCTCGCTTGAGTTTCTTGACGTCGTCAAAGTTGGCCCCACCTCTCACGAAGCGAACTTTGAGGTGGTTCATCAAAGCACCAAAGCCCATGATGTTGTCCATAAACTGGTTCATTTTGTTCTCGACGGCGTCCTCAGTCTTACCGTGCAACGGGTGACTTGAATCGAAAAAGTCAGGGTTGGGCATGTCGTCCTCACCGGGGATGATGTAGTTGCTCATCGTCCTGTGCTTCGATTCCATGTGGAGGGCTTCATCACGCGTGATGACGTTTGCGCGCAGCATGCTTTCGATGAGTTGCAGGTTGGGGTCGCGCCTCGCCCTCGTCTTGCTCTCAGGAGTCTTCTCTGTGGTTTCGCGAATACGTCGCGCCTCTCGTGCGAGTGGGTCGTTGCGGTCCTCAGCCGCTACGTTCTCCGTCGTTCGGTCGAAATCAGCAGGCACTTCACCCGCGACTGTGCCCAATCGCTTACCGGGTGACTCCGAAGACAGCCTTTCCGCTTCCGTCGACGCGCCTTCTTGGAGTTCTCCACCGGCACGCCCACCGGCGCGAGCATCGTCAAGACCTGCCGCCTCAACAATGCCTGCGCGCTCAGCGAAATCTCTCATCATCCCTGACTCGGTAGAGGCCATGATGGCCGGGTGCTTCTTGGCGACCGTTAGGTCGTCCATCATCGCCGTCCATGCGCGTTCGATGTCCTTTGCGTTGACCGTCTTGCGCCCCTTGAGGAAAGACGTCATGAAGTCGTCAGGGCAGTTCGGGTCAACAGGCATCCCGTAGCCCACTTCAAGCGCAGCCTCAGCAAACGCGGGCGTGACCACGTTAGGATTTTCGCGCGCAGATACGCCTTTGATGCGCCCACCGATGCTGCTCTCGCCCGTCATCATGCGCGCGTGCTTGTCCACGTCACGCATGACCATAGGAACGACACGCCGCATTTGGTCGTGAGGAATGCCCTCCTCCTCCGCTTTGCTCTCAATCATACGCCTCCATTTCCTGACCGTAGCCTTGTCGGGCGGTGCTTGCCCCGGCTCCAAGTGTCGGTTCTTCCCGACAGCGAAGGCGGTCGGAGCCACCATCTCGAAAATTCCACGTTCGTCCTTCGACCCTTCGTAAATAGCGCGCGCTTCTTCAGCGGAAACGTCTCCGCCTGCAGGTGTGAACTTCGCACCCTCAGGCACTTGCTGAATCGGCTTGGGCGCAGGGCCACCACCCGCGATGCGGGGGTTGACGTTGACGCGACGATAGCCTTCGCCCAACGGCTTGTCCAACCCCTGAATGACGTTCTTGACGGGGTGGTTTGTGCTACCCATGCCCTCCTTTCCACCCGTGGAGAAATACTGAACAAGCGCCTGTTGCCCCTGTCGCCGCTTTCCTGCACGAACCATCTTCGCCCAATCGCCGCGCGATATCCAATGCGACAACTCAGGATTGACGCGGTTGAAACGCATGTGCTCTTCGAGTGAGCCGTTGCTCTCCTCATCCTGCGCGCGCATCTCTCCGAGCCTTTCGCCACCGGGCACCTCTTTGGCGTAGTGCGCAACGAGTTGGTCGAGGCGCTTCAGCAAAGGCTTGGTGACGAGCGGGTCGGTCATCAGGCTTGGAATAACGACATTGTCGTCATCGTCGACGGTGCTCTCAAAGCGTTCATCCCCGAGGCCCATGAAGTCAGCAACCTGATGGTTGATGGCGTAGATTGCTCCGTGGTATAGCGCGTCGTAGTCGATGTCCTTTGGGTCATCAACGCCCTGCTCCTTCATGACGGACTTGACGTCCATGAGCCTGCGGAACGCCGAAGACAAGCCCCTGTATCCGCGCTTAAATGCTTCTTCGCGACTGTCTTCGTCGACGACTTTGGTTTCATCTTGCGGCTCCCTGTTCCTGTCCACACGAACGCGCCGCGGTGGGTCGATGAAGCGTGGGCTACCTCCGCGGTCAAGCCTGCCCTCCTTTCCCTCTTCGTCTTCCTCCTTGCGGACCACGTCAGCGTCCATGACGCGAACAAGGCGGCGAGGCATCACACTCCGTCACGCGCGTGCCGCCCTTGAAGGTAGCGGTGACGGGAAAAAATCGCAGATTTTTTTTGGTGAGACGCGTAGAGGTTTTCGAGGCCCTCCACGAAAAAAATGTCTGTGTTTCGCATGGGGT